TTAAACTCATCCATTTTATAGTACTTTTCTTTCGTCAGATAATCCACCCAGTGCTATTAAGTAACCTTGATTCTCATCTTCTTAATTTGAATATCAAGTTGCTGTATCATATTATATATTATGCAATTTATTCCAGGTGTGTGGCGTAACTCATGCATGTAAGATAGTAACTTCATCTTTTACATTACTAAACCTTTACTCTCAGTTTTGCTACCATGATTGTTGATGCTCCAACCTAACTTTATCAGGTACTTAAGCGGATTTTTGACGTATATATATTGTCCCTCATAGTAGTCATATTTACAAGATAAGAATGTAACCTTATCTATACTGTACTACTCAGGTACAACTTACTCCAATCTAACTCCGAATTTGTTAATTGTATTACAAAACTCGTGCCCTATTCGATTATTCGTCATGAGTATACCGTCATCCCCTTCGTGCATTGAGTGGTAATCGGTTATACCTTGCTGATGTAAGCTATATTTGTACAAAAAATAAGCAATCATAGTGTTACCAACTGATGTTGTAACCTCTCCACTGGCTTTGGTCCCATGCACTTCATATTTGACAGAGTAATCACCAGCAGTTTGTATGTGGCCACTGTTTAACCCATGTATTATTTTGGTCCAAACTCTATATTCATCTTAACCAACCATCTATTTGACAACCTGACCTTCAATAGTTTCCATAAGCATTTGAGACTGTGTACTGTCGAATTTGCTAAAATCAAATTCATAGAAGAATTGATAATTTTTAGATTACTCAACTATAAGTCGTGTCCTTTCTTCTAAGTTCAGTTTCTTTGGAAAATTTAAAAACCCATTAACATAAACACCTTATATTAATTAATCAACAACCAAATTGTGTGTTATTTTGAACTCCATATTCCTGGATTGTATGAGTCTCGGGGCAGCACACTTGAGTAAGAGCTCATTTTTCTAAAATGATTCTAAATTCACCCTATTGCTAAATCCACTAACACATAGTTTCTCATACTCATTAATATATAGCTGTTTCTTGGCTTTATCAAATCCTTTATTATTGATGTAATCCAATATACTCTAGAGGTTAAATAATTACATTTCTATATCGTATCTGTCTTTTGACTGGGTAAATATGGGATCAATACTCAATTGTGTTTATACAAGTTGTTTCAAATCCAACCATTCTTGCCTAGATGCAGTCATGTTAATGACAGGTGTGTGTCTTTGAGTGATGGAGGTTATAGCATTACATATACATGTTGAGTATTGATACGGTATGAAGTCTATCGTTAACCCATACTTAAACATCTTTCTAATTTTAATACATTCCAGTGCATCATTGCTAACATCCCACAATCTCATTGAATGCCCACCTTTACGAAATATTTTGCTAACAGATTTGATCTACCCATGATGTTGATTCTGTGTTATGTTCCTAACACAATGACCTACAACAAAATCTTACTCTAACCCAACATCAAGGCTATTCAAATAATCCATATAACTGTCTTCATAAATCTTATGTGTGCTAGGGTCATCATATATCCGCAAATTCGCCAACTTATCCTGCTACAGATTAGTGAGCCATTACTCATAAGTTACGTTTTCATCATAGTGGTAATTGAATGGACCTATTTAACCTATTATACCTTGAATATGATGACCTGTAGATACTTATGAGCAATAAAATTTATCATCTAACTCAATACCAATGCATTAATGTGTATGATCATTTTCTGAAAGGTAATTATATGAAGGTTAATCACGTCTCACAAGGTTCAAGAAAATGCTGCTAATTTTAGCATTTTCATTAACACAAAGTATGGCATGCTGATGTTATGAATTGTGGCAAACAACAATCACAACTGTCCTATTTGAATATTACTGAGTGGTGTAGTTTTATATTATTTAGCAGAATTTTACAACTATGGTGATGTTGAAATATTTAGCAAGGACTTCAATTTAACTATTACTGGTTATCTAACCATCTGTGTCAAGCTCAACATTCATCTACTTGTTAATCTCATTAATAATATATTACCTAAACTGCTACCAACCGTTGCTTGTGCTACGCTGATGGAATAATGACATTGCACTATTGATTGTAGATGATTTATTTGAACCGCATAATGCCCTATAAAAGCAATCTGTTGATCCTCCAAAATCATGGTAGACGTTACGTTCACTGGATAATACGCGTTGAATACATTATGTTTTATGCGGACCGAACTTAATACACG